AAGAAGGATATTTTATGCTTTTCCAATTGTAAATGGGTGCTGACGCGGGTGTTCGGGCTCCAGCTGAATTGCCACCAGAAATACTTAGGAATCTGAATTAGGATAAAAAGCAAAAATTGGGTGCTAGCTATAGCAAAGAGAATTCGTTGAAAAATTGTGGGATCTATGATATGAATGACCTTTTCATTTGAAAAGTCCTTCTTTACATGTATCTACCATGGATATTGTTTATGATATAAAATATCATGAACATTTCTTTAAATTGTTCTAATAAATTAGAAATTTGTCAGGCCATAACCCTTGCGCTCACTAAACGGCTCGGAAATGATGCATTGCTACTATCTTCATATTTTATTGTCATAGGTAATGATGCCTTGTTCCTGATCCCAGATGCCAACACGTGTTAAATCGCTGATATCGGAAATCTGATTGTCTGGAGGAATTTCATAGACGATCTTTGTGTTTCGATTGCATATATATTCTTGTTCACCATCTTCAATTCCGAAGAAATCCATAGAAGTAGTATCATCATAAGGCGAGTCAACCTCCTCATTACCATCTGCGTCATTTTCTTCGGAATTGGGACTTTCAACAACCGTACCATCTACTAAGACAGTCTTTTTTGGTGGACGACCACGCTTCTTTTTCTCAGCAATGACAAGTGGTGGATCAGAAATCTTACCATTGGGCTGGTTAGTACGGTGACTTCCACAAAAATCATATTCATTTCCAGCTTCATCCTTTTGCTTGCGTCTAGTACATTGAGCACCGTTTGCCGTCCTAGCCATACATCTGACATCACTAGCCAAAATGGTACGTGGCTTTTTAACTGTTGGAATTCCAATTTTCTTGGCTTCTTCCTGATTCTTCTCGAGTACGACCTTGAGTTCTTTAAGGTATTTTTCTTTAAGTTCTTCGGGATTGATCTTATAATCTTCGCCAACTTTATCTAAAACATCTCCTAATGTTTCGATTACTCTCTTATGAATTTCGTTATAGATTGACGTATAAATTTCTGTGATGCTTGGTAGACATATCCGGACCTCCTTACCCTTAGGTTTAAGTAATATTGGGGGTCTTGGTGGAGCAATAGGTTTAGTTTGTTTCAAACTGGGTGAAACGGGAACTCTCAAATTAGTACCAACACCATTTCCAGTTACAGTTGATGTTGAGAGACCCTGAGAATCTGGGACATTACTCGACGTTGGTCCGTTAGTTGTAAGATTGGCATCACCCAATCTTACATCTTTCGTTGCTAAGACTTGAGAGTTAGGTTGTTGAGAAAGACTAGCTGCACCGAGACTAATCTTAGGTCGTAAACTTGGGACTTTAGGAGTATCTTTTTGCTCCTTTGGTGTTTCGTTTGTGATGTTGGTGCCTGTCCCTTGTGCGGATACTAATACAGATGTCATATTATAAACAACTTGGATACGATTGCATGAATTAGTGCAATGACAAATCAAATTTTTTTAGATATATTTAAATTAATAAAATATCCCACAAAAGGATATTAGTAATCTAATCTATGAGGTCTGTTTGCTCATCATTAATCTGGGCGACATTGGCATATCGATGTTTGTCTATTAGAGAAGCAACAAAGCGCAGCCGATACACATATTGCGAAGTATTCGACACGTTTATGCTCATTCGGCGAGAGACCGTTGCAAAGCAAATTATATAACAAATGTTCAGAAAGCCTCTACGAGTCTCTACAATTTTGTAGATTCTGTAGAAGAAGAAGAAGAAGAAGAAGTAGTAACGGGTAAAGCTGTAGTGGAAGACGAAGAAGACGAAGAAGAAGAAGATGGAACAGAGGCATTAAAGTATGGTTTGAGCTCGTGATGATGAATGTAATTTAAGAGGTAAGTCAGATCTCTTCCGTTTAGAATCATTCCAGTCTGCGATAGAACATATTGTGTATTTAAGAGTTCACTTAAGATATGAAAGGTAAGTTCGGTCATTGTATTGGGTGGTTTGGCGTTTCTGGAACGTTTATAAAAAATACCGTGATAATCCATTGCAAAAAAAATTGGTAGCAGAGTCAGTATTTCATGCATCATATGCCCATCTACAGTGACTTCATACATAAACAATAATTCAATTAGTTTTGACCTGATACTCCATAATTCCGCGATCCAGTAACAGTGTCTATTTCGACATACTTCCTGATGCGTAATTTCTGTGATATGATTAAGACAATTCTCACATTTTCTAAGGTGATCTAACCAAGGTAAAATACAGCTAACACAGCATTGATGTGATTGGAAGCCGCAAGGATTTATTGTGCCACAAGCAAAATTACAATTTACTATACAATGCACTTCCTCTAGTTCTTGCGCTATCCCTCTTAGCCCTTTCCTTATCTCATGCTGTAGTTCTTTCTCTAGTTCTATTTCTGGTTCTATTTCTTGTTCTAGTTCTCGCTCTTTCTCAAGCTCTTTTTCTTTCTCAAGTTCTTTTTCTTGTTCTTGTTCTTGTTCTTGTTCTTGTTCTTGTTCTTGTTCTTGATCATCATCATCATCAAATCGTTCGAGACTTTGATCTGCGTCTCTAATAAATTGTCTAGTCCTCTCCATGAATAATGATATATTGAATATAAATGGGATCTCTTTATATCATTTTTCTAACTGGCATATACCTAGAGATCGTTTATTTAGCATCAGTTGTATTCTATGAGAGACTAGAAGACTAAAGTGCATCATATTTGAATATTTCCTTAAAAAAGAACAAGTTGAATATGAATGTTAAAACTAATAAATGGGTAAAACCTGATGTTAATATAGAAAATTTAATAAAGGTTTTGCGAATTGACAAAATCGCTATTCCTTATGTGAAAAAGCTCCTAGAGGAACCACAGGATAGATCCAATGTCCTTCTAGAAAGAAGAAACTTATTAAAAGACCTTCATAAGGAATATGTAGATAGTATTGGTAATACTGAAAGGTTACACTTTGATCAATCGTTTACAGATATGGCTACTTCTAAGTTAAATATACATACTGAGAATTTGCTCTGGTTTTTGTCTGATCATTCTGATGAAACAATTGAATATTATGATGGATTATTCTTTACTTGGTCTTATATTGAATCTTATCTAAATGCTTCTCCCACACTCTTACATGTTTCTACCGTTTCAAAAATATATTTGGCTCCTCTTATGACCTTCTTAGGTCCGGTGATATCATCTTTCGTACCTATTATAGCTATGAAATGGTATGGGTTGGACATTTCGTATTCTATGGCCTTTAAAATAGTTTGGACTGGATTAACTTATCAAATAAGAACGGCTGTCAATGCGATTACAAATGGTAAGAATCCCCTCATTATAGCAGCTGTAGGTTTATATCTAGCTTTTTATCTATGGGGTATCTGGACGACCATACAGACAAGTATGGAGAAATATGCTGTCCTAGCAGAGATAAGAGAAAGAATTAGAAATTTAAGGAATTTCTTATCAGATTTAAAGATTATCTTACATGATAAACGAAATAAATATTTTCTGAATTATAAAATAATCGCGGAAGTAGATGTACTCCTGGAAGCTCTTAGTTCCAATTCTATTGGTAAAGATTTAGCTATATTTAGGCAGCTTTTTTCTGCAAATAGGTCAGTAAATAACAGTAAGAGTTTACCAGTTCAGAGCGGTGGTTCCAATACAAAGAATGAACTGTTAGTAAGATTAGAATGTATTATTGATTATGCGAGGGAGATTTCTGGTAATCTCTGTATAGCACGACTCTTACGTATTCCTGGTTATTGTCTACCTTCGTGGTACAGTAATCAAACTCCTGTCATAGATGTTAGGGGATTATGTCATCCATCTTTAAACGATCCCGTACCAAATGACATACGTTTAACTAGAAATCTTTTAATAACGGGTCCAAATCAGGCTGGTAAGAGTACATTTATGCGATCTCTACTATTAGCTGTTTGGATGTCACAAACAATAGGAGTCGTGAGGGCAAACAGCTTTGATGCTACCCCATTTGAGCTTATATATTCTTATATTGGTCTGACTGATGAAATAGGACGTGAGAGTCTTTTTCAGGCAGAGATGAATGCAGTCTATGAGTATTTGAATCATATAAAGGAACAAAAAGACCTAAAGAAGAGACATAGCATATGTTTTTTTGATGAACTATTTACATCGACAAACCATGAAGAAGGAGTATCTGCAGCTTTAGCAGTTAGTTCGACATTAGAACAATATCCGAATGCCTTAACGATTATAAGTAGTCATTTTACTGAGTTGAAGAATCTTAATTTTGATAAAGTCTGTCTAGGAATAACTACGCAACAGGGAGAAGATCTTTTAGAAAAGTTAAAATTTACTTACAAGGTGCAACCTGGAATTAGTCATCATCGTGTAGCATTAAAGTTAATGAAAGATAAGGGTTACAATCCAACGTTGGTCTCAAAGGCATATGAAAATTTGGAAAAGCTTTTTTCAAAATCCACGATATTTAGGGATCAACCATCCGTCCTAAATGACCAAACATCAAACTTTAAGGACCAAACACCCTTCCTAAATGGCCAAACACCCTTTCTAAAGGATCAAACATCAAACCTTAATGACCAGACATCAAACTTTAAGGACCAAACATCAAACTTTAAGGACCAAACATCAAACTTTAAGGACCAGACATCAAACTTTAAGGACCAAACATCCGTCCTGAAGGATCAAACATCAAACTTTAAGGATCAAACATTGAGCATTACACCTAAACCATTACAAACAATCTCACCTAAGCAAATCCCGAAATCAGAAGTAGCTGATAGTCAAGATATTAAGATAAATAACGGTGAAATAAACAGTCAAAAAGCAGCTAAGATAGTCAGAGATCATAGCCAGGAAAATGTTAGAGCCAAGAAGGATGGACGTCAAATAAAACACTCCAATATTAGTTCTGTAGTGGAATTGCGACAAAATACTTTTCCTGTTGAATCAGAACAAAATACTACAAACTTGCAGGATTCATATGAGGTAGCAAATAAAGATACTTTGTATGATATGCAACAACATGATACTGAATCAGAATATGAGTTGATAAAAGAAATGTAAGAGACTTGATATTATATGTTTTAAAAATGAATAATGGAATACTTAAACAAGCTATTGTGGTCATGAGTAACCGATTACACTTGCATGATTCATGAGAACGATTACTGAATTTTTGGCTGCCATACAAAACCCGTTAATGTCGCCCATACGGGTTTCGGCTATCTCAATTTCTTGAAACTTGTTATCAGATAGATATTCAGTACCAACTGGTAAGAGTATCTCTTTTTCCCATGTGAACTGAGAGTGATCGTCCCAACCGAGAAATAGACATGGAAAACCCTTGGGTATCGATATGAACAATAGATATCCATTAACACCATTCCTACCAGGAAGAGGCTCCGGATATATCATAGCGGTTTCAATCCACAAAGAAGTCGATGTGATACCAGTGCTCTTCTTGTTTATAAACTTGTCACTGTCAACACCTCGGTATACTACTATATCCTTATCTAATACAGGAGCCGACAATATTATTTCATTCAGATCATAAGAGAGTCGTTTCAGTCCATCTATGATCTTTGGAAAGTCCTCATCTTGATCCGCATCGTAGTCCTTGTCTTCATCATCGTAGTTTTTTCTGACTAATTTACCTATATATTTCATGGGCACTACTGGATCTTCATCTTCTCTGAAAGCTTTATATGCTTCTCGATAATTACCACGTAGTGTAGCGTTGATAACATTGTTTCCATGAAATGTATAGTAGTGCACCAATTCTCTATTATTTTTGTTTAAGTTATTTATATATTTTCTCTGCTGATTCAACCACTTTTTGGTTGGTTTTGTACTATTGATCAAAGAACATAATTTTTTATCTGATAGAAGTTCACCTGATTTGTCGTATAAATCATACCCTTCACTAAATGCTACTGATCTTAGTAATGTTCTTGGTATTCTATCCAATAGTGTTTTAAGATCATCTCGCCATATGGCTGTCGGTGAAAAGTTGGAGCCCAATTCGGACTACAAGTTGTTAGGTTTTCATCTCTTTGGTAATAACCTCGGTCATAATCTGGTGAAGCTTCATATGTCCTCCAGTCACAAGATGGATGTTCAGGATAGTCACTCGACTTGAATCTCATACACTATCAATGTTATATAAAGTATACCCTATTATTATTTTAAGATCATCTATTTTCTTCATAGATGATGTCCATCCTATTGTCAACGTTCTGCGCACCATATTTTCCTACAGAAGTTTAGCAATAGGATAAGCATTACCATAATGTAGTTGGTTCATGACATTGGGATACATCACAAAAGCTGGATCTTACGGATGTTAGTAACATTCATATAGGTTTTGCCAGAACAAATGGATGAAGCTCTATAAGAACTCCAGTTTTGATTTTCCAACTAAATCCTCAACCTCATAATTCTTTCTCCAAAAGCGAAAGGCAAATAATTATTATAACCAGTAATTATTATGGCCAATATTTATTATTATCTAAAGTTGGTGATATTTGTTTAATATCAAAAGTGTATGGTAAGATTGTCTTGAAGAGCTTTGTATAATATTCACCAATCATGTGGTTTGAATGAAATTCTTTAGGAGATAGACATTGATATTTACAATACAATTCAGTATCTTCTATTAATTCGATGCTATCACCAGCATCTAAATAACTGGCCATTACAATTTTAAAATTAATATTGGGAGCTTTCTCTTGTATTGTATTAATAAGAATCTTAAGATCATTCTCTTTTATGGAATCATAATTATTTGAGACATATAAAAAAATAACATTGAAATTGTGATTGCTGTTAAGTAATTTAAAGAATCTTTGAGCGCATCTTTTCATATATTCAAAGTCAGATTCTACGTC